CTCTTGTCTCTATCGGATGGCAACCAGCCTGAACTGGCGGCAACTGGCCACGATCGACCGAGATTGGAAACGACTGTCACCGATGCGGCTGGATCGTTCGGGGCTGATGTGCAGGGATGGGCAGAACAGCATCTTGGACTGACCCTTATGCCTTGGCAAGTGCATGTTCTCAACGGCCAGTTGTCTTATGACGAACATGGTGAGCTGCTGCATCGGACGAGTCTTGTTTCTACTGCCAGACAGAACGGCAAGACCGTTGCTCTAGGTAGTTTGGTTGGCTGGTGGCTTACAGAGATGCCCAAAATACGGGGCAAAAAACAGACAGTGCTCACGACCGCTAACAGGCTCGACTTGGCCATCACCCTGTTCGACGAAATCGCCCCTGTGTTAGTTGATCGCTTTCAAGCAACTGCCGTAAAAGCTTACGGCCGTAACTCGGTGACAATGCCAGACGGCAGCAAGTGGACAGTCAGGGCGGCAAAGCCATCGGTAGGTCACGGCACTAGCAACGATCTGATCGTGGCAGACGAAATCTGGGACATGTCGCAGCTTGCTATTGACGGCGGCCTAATCCCATCTATGCGCGCACGAAAATCACCGCTGCTCAGCTGCTGGTCAACCGCTGGCACTGAGGCATCGACCGCTTTCCTGCGTTGGCGTGAGCAAGGCCTGCGCGCCATAGATCGAGGCGAACGATCGTCGCTGTACTTTGCCGAGTGGTCACCGCCGCCAGACCTTGACCCGATGAACCCTGCTGCGTGGGCTTACGGCAACCCTGCGCTCGGTCATACTTTGGAATTGTCAACGATTGAGGCCGAGTCTCAGAACCCTGACCGCGCCCAATTTTTACGGGCATCAGTAAACCTGTGGGTTGCTTCCGATCGGGGCTGGATACCGCCGGGTGTCTGGCCTGCCCTCGAGCACGAAGGCGACATACCCAAGGGCGGCATCGTTGCCATTGAGACCAGCATGGATGACTCGCGCTACTTCGGCCTGCGCGCAGTCTCACTGCCTGATCGCCGCATTGTCGTGACCGTGGCCTTTGTCGTAGACAGTTTTGCAGCTCTCTTGCTTGAGGTCGATCGGCTGACCGCTGAGGGCTGCAAGTTTGCTATCTCACCTAGCATCGACATCCAGTGGCCTCGACACCTAGAGACCAAAAAGGTCATCGTCGGCTACGGCGAAATACTCAAATACACCCCCACTGTAAGAAACTTGATAGCGGAAAAAATGCTGCTACATGACGGCTCAACCCAACTTGCTGAACATGTGCAGCGCGCGGTCGCAGTCCGATCGCAAGGCTCTGTCGCAGTGTCATCTCAGAGATCACCCGGGCCGATCGAGTTGTGTCGCTGCATGATCTGGGCAGCTGCACTGTGCTCGAGGCCATCTGTGTCGGGTAAGCCGATGCTGGTCACTGTTAGTCAGTAACATACCCTCGGCACTCGGTCGATGTACCTAGCCTTTCGTCGGGAACTGATAGGCCGATCGAGTGCCACCATCACAGCGCCCGCATCTGTAATGTTGTGGCATGGGATTATTTGACCGCAAAGTAAGCAAGGCCGCAATAAGTCCAGCGCCTGCAAAAGCGGCAGCTGCTGGCGGCGGAATAAATTACTCGTCGCAAAATGCTGGCGTAAACATGATCGGTCAGTATTACACCTATCAAGAGGGTCAACTGAGAGCGGCGGCGGTGTCCATCCCTGCGATCTCAAGGAGCCGCGACTTGCTGGCATCAGTCATTGGCTGCATGCCACTAAAGATGTACAACGAAATGTGGAACGGCGAAGAAATGGAACGCGTCTACATTGCGCCACGCACTTGGCTGCGCCGTCCTGATCCCACAGTTCCGTTTAATTTTCTTATGTCGTGGACTTTTGACGACTTGTACTTTTACGGTCGCGCATTTTGGTACATCACATCACGCACCGCTGACGGCTTCCCAGCAACCTTTACTCGACTACCAGCAGGCTCAGTTACAACACAAGACATGGCTGGCCCCGTATGGTTTGCACCGTCCAAAGAAGTTTATTTTCAGGGCGGAGAAATAGACCCAAAGAACTTGGTGCAATTCTTGTCGCCAACCCAAGGCATGGTCTATTCATCACAGGCCGCAATACAAACAGCACTAAAAATTCAAGAAGCAAGGGCGCGGAATGCCTCCTCGAGCATTCCTGCGGGAGTCCTGAAGCAGACGGGTGGCGAACCCTTAAGCGCACAAGAACTAGCCGATCTTGCGTCTGCGTTTAATGCTGCACGCGCAACCAACCAAACTGCTGCGCTAAACGAGTTTTTATCGTACGAACCAACAACGATGTCACCAGACAAAATGCTGCTTATTGAGTCAGCCAACTACAGCGCCTTAGAAACTGGTGGACGCATCGGCAATGTGCCGCCATACCTAATCGGCGTTTCGACCGGATCATATTCTTATCAGTCATCACAACAAGCACGCATGGACTTACTGTTTTTTGGTGTAAAACTTTACGCCGACGCAATAGCAGAAACATTGTCAATGAACAATGTGCTACCTAACGGCACATATGTTGCATTTGATTACGAGTCCTATCTTAAAGAGAATTATCTCGCAGACCAAATGGAAAACCCAATAACAGAAAACACGCAAGAGGAGATCGCAAGCTCATGATTAGATTTACCGCCCCATCCGTCAGCATTGACGCAGCCGCGGGCGACGGCACACCATCACGAACCATTACAGGCATAGCAGTCCCATACGGCGTGCCAGCCACAGTCAGCGACGGAACACAAGTCGTCTTTGAGCAAGGCAGTCTGCCAGTCGAAGGCAAAGCCCCACGGCTTTACATGAACCACGACAGCAATCAGGCCATCGGCATTGTCACCGAACGCGTTGACACCCCAGAGGGCATGCTTTTCAGTGCCAAGATCAGCAAAACAGCCGCAGGCGACGAGGCTCTACAGCTCGCCCTTGACGGCGTATTGGACTCAGTATCGGTCGGCGTAAATCCAACCAAAAGTCGCGCCAACGATGACGGCTCAGTAACCGTGTTGGCTGCCGACTGGATTGAGTTGTCTATGGTGCCAGTCCCAGCGTTTGCTGGAGCGATCATTACCGACATCGCTGCAAGTATCCACCACGAACCCGAAGAGACCGACAATAATGAAATACAAGAACCCACAGAGGAGACAGAACCAATGTCCGAAGCAACACCAGTCATCGAGGCCACCATTCCAACGGCTTCACTTCCAGCAGTAGCCAAGCGCAAGTTTGATCTCCCAACACCGGGCGAATACTTCGCTGCAATGCACATCGGCGGAGAAACATTCCGCAATGTCGCAGCTGCAACACAGGAATACATCAAGTCAAGGCAGACCGCTCTCGAAGCAGCTGCAGGCGATGTTCTTACCACTGACACTCCTGGTCTTTTGCCAGTACCAGTCCTTGGGCCAGTGTTCCAAGACCTCAATTTCATCCGTCCAGTTGTTAACGCAATCGGCGCACGCGCAATGCCAAACGGCGGAGCATCAAAGACTTTTGTTCGCCCAACCATCACTACGCACACAAGCGTCGCTGCACAATCAAGCGAACTTGCTGCCGCATCGGCAACAACCATGGTCATTGCTGCAAACACTGTCAGCAAAACCACGCTTGCTGGTCAAGTAACACTGTCCATCCAAGATGTTGACTTCACTGACCCAGCATCGTTGCAGATCATTCTCAACGACCTCGTCGGCGAATACATGCTCGCATCGGACAATGTCGCAGCAGACGCAATTACTGCTGGAGCAACCGCGTCCGGTGCAACATGGACAGTCGCATCGACTGACCCAAGTTCACTGTTTAACGCGCTGTACACCGCCGCTTACAACATCCTCACCGAAACAAACTTCTTGCCAGACCACTTGTTTGTTGATCCCAATGTGTGGCTGTACTTGGGCAAGCAACTTGATGCTGACAAGCGTCCAGTATTCCCATATGTCGGCGCAGCTGGCCTCATGGGCATGAACGCAGCAGGCACATCAAACATCACACAAATGAATACATTTAACCCATTTGGTCTGAGCCTCGTTGCAGACAAAAACTTTGCAGCCTCGACGATGGTCGTTGCTCGCGCTCAAGCAATTGAGTTCTACGAGCAGATCCGTGGCTTGATGTCCGTAGAGTTGCCATCCACATTGGGTCGCAACTTCTCGTACGCAGGCTATGTCTCAACCTTCATCGCAGACGCAACACAAGTCCAAAAAATCACGATCGCCTAGTCAGAAGCGGAGCACCCGCTCATGGCTGTTTACAGCGTCACACAAAAGTATCTACTGGACAACTACGCCGTACTGCAATCTCTAACCCCCACAGAGATCGCAGTCGGTCAGTCCATTACTGTTGCTTCAGTAGATGCAACTTTTAACGGCACTTACACTGTTCGCGCATTGCCCCAGTATCTGTACATTGGTATAGACACTGAGGGCGATCTGCTTTATGACATTGAGATACCAATTGCTAATCAGGTGCTCTTTGCTAAGACCGCCAGCAATGTCGAGCGCACCGCAGCGTCGGGAAGTATTACTTACACGCAGACATGCTCGTGGGTTACTGCGGCGCAGCTTGTTACTTACCTTGGCGTACAGATCACAAACCCGTCAGACGATTACACGCTGATAACTCAGGCCGTATCTGCTGGCTGTGACTTTGCATATCGTCGCCGTCAAGAGGCTGGCTACATCGACAGTCTTACAACAAGTCCGGGTGGGGATGCCACGCTCGGTACGCTCATGTACTGTGCAGCCCTCTGGCGCAGCCGTGGCTCGCTTGAGAACACTTTTGCATCCTTTGACGGAATGGGCGCAGCGCCTCAGCAGAGCCTCACACCGATCGTTAAACAGTTGCTTGGCATCGACAGGCCTGCCTGCGCCTAATGGCTTACACAGACGCTCTCAACGGGGCTATTGACAGCCTTACGACCACACTCACAGCGGTCACTGGCCTTCGAGTAGTCAACGATCCCACAAAACTTGTGCCAAACTGTGTGTACATTGACGCGCCATCCTTTACGACGATCGCTGGCAATGGCAACATCATCCGCATGGACTTCCCAATTAAGGTCATCGGCTCAGGCCCAGCAGGCCTACCAGTCCTACGCAGCATCCTCGACATTGTCAGCAAAGTTCTACTCAGTCCAATCATTGTCATGGCAGGCCGTCCCAGCAACCTAGAAATTGGTGGGCAGCTCTTCCCGTGTTACGACCTCGACTGTGGAATACAAGCACAAAGCGCATAAGGAGAAACATGTACACCATCATCAGCCCACGCCTCGGAACCCCGGGCGATCAGTTCATCCCAGAAGACGGTGTCAACATTGACGCACTGCTCGACGGCGGCCTGATATCCACCGACACCGCAAAGAAATCATCTAAAGTCAAATCAGAACCCAAGGAGCAATAGACATGGCTATCAGCAGCACTTACCTTTCTAACCCAAGCATCACGATCAACTCGGTTGACTTGTCCGATCAGTGCACAAGCGCGGTCATCAACTATGTGTCGGAGCAATTAGAAAACACGACATTTTCCAACACTTCGCGCAGCTTCACATCTGGCCTGTACTCGAACACCGTGACCGTAACTCTTTATCAGAGCTACGCAGCAAGCGAGACTGAAGCCAGCATTTACAGCCTTGTGGGCACAACCACGACGCTTGTCTTAAAGCCATCTTCATCGGCTGTCGGTGCTGCGAACCCTTCGTACACTTTGACGGGTGCTTTTTTGTCGGCACATACACCGATCAACGCTTCGCTCGGCGAACTGTCCACAATTGACCTGACATTTAGCGGTGGCGTTTTAACTAAAGCCGTCGCATGATCTCGCGGCATCAGCCGCTGAGAATTACAAGTAGCAAGACCGCACAAGCGGAGCCTTGCCCGACAAAGGAGAAACAATGAAAGTCAAACTATCTATCGACCTTGCCGACGGTAAGCCAGCGCGTGAAATGACCACCAACATGCTTGCCATTGTTGACTGGGAACGAACAGAAAACCGTCGATCAGCAGACGGCAAAGGCATCGGCTTCAGCGACATGTGCTGTTGGGCTTTTACTCTTTGCAAACTTGCTGGAGACAAAGTGCCAGCTAACTGGCGCGAGTGGGTTGCCGAACACCCT